GAAATAGTTCCACCAACAGAGACAGTTGCAGTTCCTCCAGCAGCAACAAGTGGCTGATAACCAAATCCTTCAGTTGAACCAACTGAAATTATTATTCCACCGATTGGTAAGTTTGAGGAGTTTATATCATAAGATACTGAAGTTGCTGTTCCTGTAAATGTTATTGAAGTGATCCCAGTTGATTCTGATAATGTATAATTTTCATCTGTTCCGGGACCTTGGAAGACATCATTAATAAGAACTATAGCGTTTTCATTTGAAATTCCTGTAACATTTGCTCCCGAAGATTGAAGAGTAAATGTTCTATCTACACCATTGAAGTTTGATGATATATCATCAAATACATAGTTCTTATAGTAAGACTCATTTCCAGTATTTACAATTCCAGATCTCATGAAAGATCTTCCGTGGAAATATGAACTTGTAGAAATTCCCTCCCAATCTCTTTCATCTGGTGGATTTGTTATGCTTCCAATTGGAACATTACCGTAAGGAGCTTCAACAAAGTTAAGAGTATTATCTACAATATTATAAGTTCCGTTCACTTTTGTAATTGTTGTCCCAGTTGAATATCCCGCAGTAACAGTTCCCAACCAAGGTCTTCTTACTCTTACAGCATTTGTAAGTCCTACTCCAACTGCTTCAATCTTCATAATTTCATCTTCAATTCTTATCAAATCTCCACCAAAGAATGAAGTAATTCCGGTGAAGTACAGAATATCGTCTGTTGTATATGTGTTAGTTGAGAGAGATGACACAACTGAAGTGGCAACAACAGGTGATTGTATAATATTGTCTAAAGAAATAAGAACCTTGGCATTTTGATTATGGGCAGTAAATTTATGTGTAGAACCTATTCCGACCGATGTTAAATCTAAAGTATTTGGAATCGACAATAGGGCGTCTGTAGCAGAAGCAGATACCTTTACCTTATTATCATTTACTTTTACAATGTAAAGTGTAGATGGTAATTTATCTGTAGAACCTAATCCACTGATAGTAGTGGTAGCAATTCCTACAGATGTTGTCGTTCCTGCTCCAGCATTTGTATAAGATACTTTTTCTCCTGTTACATAGAAATGTCCTGGCATTTCAATAGTGTCATCAGAAACATTAATAACAGAAGAACTTGAAGCATCAAAATATCTTTCAAAAATCTGAGCACCTTTATGGGTTAAATTAAATGCTCTCTTCAAGTCACTTTCTGTTCCCGTATAATTTCCATAAACTGTTTCAATTGTTCCATTATTGAAGTCAACAACATCTCTAGAATCATCTTGTATTCTGAGAATATTAGCATAAACTTTTACTTGAGTTTCTATATTTGGAAGTGGAGTAAAGGTTAATTGAGTTGTTTCACCAATTCCAGTTACCGATCCACCTATGGTTCCTAGTGAAGCATAGGTTTCCAGGTTTGCGAACTCGGTAATGTATGGGTCAGCATAAACATCATCATCAATCATTACGATTTCAGACATTTGATATCTATTATTCGTAATATCAGTTACTTGAACAACACAATAAGCAGCACTATATTCTCCGGAGTAATCTAAAATTACGGAAGAACTTGGTGAAGTTGAAGAAGCTATAGAAGTTGTAGTGGCTTTCAGTAGAGCGTGCTTCATTTCAAGTGTACCAATGCCAACACTTGATGTATCAGCAATACCAACGCTTATTGTGTTAATATAAGTCGTTGTTCCTATACCAGCATTTGATATAAAGTCAACTTTTACCTGAGAACCTGAAATATATGGATGATATGTTCCATATCCACTGGAAGATAGTGGAGATAATAAATTACCGGTTGTAAGTTGACCATACTCAAGAAACTCAACATTTGTTCCATCATGAACTAAGTTTAATTCATCAAATTCATATTCTCCATCTCCACCCGTGATTTCTACAAGAATCTTTGCTGATGTATAAGTTGTACCAAAGCTAACTATGTTAACTGTAGAAGCTGCTGATACATTAGAGTTTGAAGTGTTTATTTCAACTATTGAACCAATACTTGTAGATCCAATACCAGACAAATCATCTTTGAGATTATATGAAAGAGTTACTACATCATAATCATTAATTGTGAATTTTGTTGGGTAATAGTTTAAAATTCCATCAGAACCACTAATAGCAAAGTCAAAAGAACCCAAATCATAAGAAGTTTCTACTCTTCCATATTGATTTAGATAACCGTTTAGTCCATCATGTATCAGTGAAACTAATAATATTTGTCTTTGTCCAGTATATCTCTTATCTCTAATGTAAGTTATATATTTTTGAGCTTGTACTTCTCTCAAATCAAATCTATTTACTTCACTATAATTTGTTGGTCTTGGATTGCTATTGAATTCTGAACTAATGTCATCAATGGACAGAACTCTATTTCCAAAAGATTCAAAGTAATCAGTTAGAATTCTATTATCAAACGATATTTGGTTGGAAACAACTCTTGATTCTATTGTTAAAGAATTTTCTTTTGCTAAATCAAAATCATAGAAACAATTCAAATCAGCATATCCAATCATATCAACAATAACATCAACACCAGTTGTTTGAGTAGAAACTCCAACAGTTAGAGAAGTATTATTTTCTGGGGATACTTTTGATTCTAATTGTAAATCTGAGAATTTTTTAAATCCTACAGTATGGTTCAACGTACTGACTACATCATTCCAAGTATCAAAAGGTATCTTTGATTTTATAGAATATGAGAAGTTTTGATAGTAGAAGTTATCTTGTATTCTCTGCTCTTCATTATTTAAGAATCCAGCACTCGTCTCCCAACCATTTTCAAACTTTGAAGTTGAGTCAAGAACGGCATAATAATCAAATTCAGTTACTGAAGAAGCAAATCCTTGAGTTTTTGAAGAAAGTCCTTCAATCTTATCCCCAATCTGAAAATTATCTTTAGTTACTATCTTAAGATAATTTGTTATTGGATCCCAGTCTTCAACAACGCCAGTCGAGTTTCCAGATTTTACAACCTCACCAACTCTATAATCATTTTTTGTTAGAGTTGATATAAACTGTGGGAAAAATTTCTCCGGAATTATTCTACCAACAGAATTTCTGGAGTCAAAAGTTCCTGGGAATTCTGAACCATTCAAATATCCATCAAGACTGTATGAAACAGATCCGATACCTCCAATATTTGGGTCAACATCAGTGAGTGTAAAGAGTTGATAATTATACTTTTCAGAGTTAAATCCTTTGCCAGTTGAACCTACTCCGACACTGATATTTTCAATCAGAACCTTATCATTCACTTGGAATGGGAAAGATTCTGATGTGCTGAATCCAGTTGATAAACCAACTGTTACCTTTTTAGTTGAATTGTTATACGATATTGTTCTAATTCCAACCCCATTTGAATTATCTGTTGGGAGTATAACTGGGGTGGTATTGTACATACCAAAAGTATTATTTCTAATAATTACATCATTTCTCCCAAATTCATACATTAAATCAACTTCAGGAATACGATTTCCGGTTTTACCGTCAAAAACTATTAATTTTGGTGGATTTACATATCCTCGACCAACGGAAGAAACGCCTATTGATTCAAAAGATGTTAAACTATCAATTTTTACTACTTTTGGTAGAGAAACCTTTGGTCTTAGTGTATAATCTGAAGGATAATCAAAACCAACATCCAATATTTTTGTCTTTCTTACTCTACCTATAGTCTTACTGTAAGCTTCAAGAACTGCTCCACTTCCACTATTTGATCTTACGCTAGTAATACCTGGGAGAGAGTAATAGTTAAGACCTTTATTGAGTATTTTCACATCTTTGATTGGACCATAAGCATTAGTCGCATCAGTATAATAATTTAAGATAGACGTATTTGGGGAATATGAAATAGATTCTGGTTCTTCTGCTAGAAAATAAGTAAACGATGTGCTTGATGGAACAGATATTTGCTTTAATCCATTATAACCACTATCTTCAATTTGAATTTCATTATATGAAATAATAGAGTTATCGGAAGATACCTCTCCTTTTTCTAGAGGTAAAATGTTATCATAAACCGGAACTAAATTGTAGTATAATGTTTGTGGGAGAGTATTGTTAACAATCAATCTTGCTTTTGCATCACTAGAAATACCAACAACGCCAAGTCGTTGAACATTAAATGTTCTGGTTGTTTTGGATGTATCAAATATTTCTCTAAATTCTCTATCAAGATAAACTTCAAATCTAAAAGCAGAATATCTTATTGATTGATATTCGTAAGATAGCGAAGAATCTGATAAATCAAATTCAACAACAGAATCTCTATAAACTTTGATTGGTGGATTTACTAAAGATAATGTTCCCGTAGAAGCACTGGTGATACTGATAACATCTGGTATTAGTTTTTTAGAATTATAGTAAGTATTAGAAAGTTTAATATTATTTTTATCTACAAATATAATATAATAGATACCCTCATTTGTTAATCCTGCAGAAGGAGATTGTGAGGTATGAATAACTTTATCCCCAGTTTTAAAATTGTGATTTGATAATGTTATTGTATTGTTTGTAGTGTCTACATCTAAAGCAGCAAATGATTTTGGATTGATTAAAACTTTTCTATTATAATCATCATACTTAACAGTCACTGATGTTGTTATTGATGGATTTACATCCACATCAACAAAATTTCCACTAATAAGTCCATGAGTTTGGGCAGTAGAAACTGTGACTATATTTCTAGATACTGTTCCTGTTATGACAGAATAATTAGTTTTAAAACTATGATAAACACCTGTACCAATTCCAGTGAAGAAGAGTGGAGTTATAGAACTAGTCTCTGAAGAAATGCCAGAGAAAAATCCTGTAGATCCTAGTCCAACTTTTACTGTTGAGATTCCTATGAAGTTGTCGTCATATTTTGCGACATATACATCAGAATCATCAAATAAGGTTGTTGCACCAATACCTGTAGAGTAAACTGTTATTGGACTTCCATCGTTTGTATTGTATGTCAGCAAATCTCCAGTATTGAGATCGTGATTTGGTAGATAAATTAATCCATTTCCAATGAATACTTGTGTCAATCCTGCTCCAGGATTTGAGAAAATAACAGTAGACCCTGCTCCTAAAGACGAGTCTGTACCTATTGAAACTGATTCTCCTGGAGAGAAATAAATTTGTTTGTTAACAGAATAAGTATAATCAGTTTTAAATCCAGAGTTAATTCTTAATTTTCTTGACTTTTCGTATAAGACAGTCGTAACAGTATGAGAAACTCCAACAGTTCCATCAATCTGTCTTAAAATTCTTAACCTAGAAGAAATACTATCAATGTTTAAAACTTTTACTTTTTCATCATTTAGTAATAGAATATCATTTTCTCTTATATTCAAGAATCCAAGACTTCCAGAAACAGAAATATAAGTTACTATACCGGTTATTCCAACAGTAGAGATTCCAATAGATGTTGTACCAAGTCCAACTAAAGCAAACTTACTCGTTTCTATTCCGGCAATATAATTACCCTCTATTAAAGAAGAGGTTGTAGATAATCCAGAAATAGAAACTAGATCGAAGTTTGTAAAATTGTGTGGAACATCGGAATAGAATACATATTCTCCTCTGTTTCCTATTGGATAAATTTCTACATTAGATAAAGTACTACTTGCTACACTAACACTGGAGACTTGTTTTCCACTAACTTTAGATACAATAGCTGACGCAGAATATCCTCTGATATTGCCATTAATATCCAAATTGTTGAAATCAATAGAATCATTTACTCTATAGTTATTTCCTCCTGTTAATATGCCAACACTATCAACAGAACCGGGAGAAACTCCAACAACATCTATTGTTTGATTTAAATTATTTGGTATTGTAATGTATTCGTAAGTTGACTCATCTTCTGTTATGTTGTATGGATATGTATTTCTAATCCAATTTGTGTCATTAAAATCTATAATATCCTGATTAGAAAATCTATCAAAATTAAATTCATTTGGTTTTGATTTAAATGCGTTTCCTATTAAGTATGGGAAAACTGGTTTCTTATACTTTGTAAAAGGACCAGAAGATTCTACACTAAAGCTATTGATAGTAGTAAAATATGCGTAAGTTCCGTTTGGATATTCTGGAGTAATACAAAATCTTCCATTATTCTCATCTAAGATAGTTTCATCTTCCGATGCGTAGTGAACATAATCTTCAACAAAAAATCCTTCTGGGAATTGGTTTACTGATGGTCTATTTGGATTAAGTTCTAGTCTGTATCCACTCTTCATTTGGGATACTACTCCACCCGACTTTGATGAATATCCATATGGACCATAAATTGGATTTCCATCATAAGCCCAACCAATAATTGGTGAGTGATCGGTAGATGCTATCTCAACAGAATTTGAAATTCTTAAATCTGGATTTGAATATAAAATTCCACCTCCTTGTTCTCTAGAGAATAATATTTCTCTTAGCTTTCTTGGGGCATAAAGATGGCTATATTGTAATCCATAATCCGGATTAGTTCCTAATGATAAAAATCCGTCATCATCAGTGACTTTGTTTATATACTTCTGGAAAAGATTAACAGTCCAAGATTTTATTTTTGCTTTAAATTCTGCTCCAGTTCCTGGATGAATAGATGATATTAAAGTAGAATCTTGAGCATAACCACCACCACCATCAATTACTCTAACTTCAACTATTTGATTGTTAACTACAATAGGAGTTAATACGGCACCAGTTCCGGAACCAGAAATTACTAAATCTGGGGAAGATGTATAATTTCTACCAACGTTATTAACGAGAACTTGTACTATTTTCCCATTAGAAATTATTGGTTGAAACTCTGCGTTAACTCCACTTACAATAGATATATTTGGTTCTCTTTCAATACCAAATATATCTTCAATTCCATAAGATGAACCACCAGATACCACATGTACAGATTGTATAGAACCTCGGAAAATTGGTTGTATTTGTGCCTTATATTCTGAAGAAATCCCTACATTTCCAATGAGAGAAACGCTTATATCTGGATAGTTAAATGTATGTTGATCAGAATTACTTGATGTGATATTAATGTATTGATTCGTTCTATAATAGAAGTCCTCACTATATTCACCGCTTCCAACCTCAGAAAGTCTGAAACTATCATCGTCTATTTTTGTAATATAATAGTTTGTGTTATTTGTTAGACCACCTATTACAGTTCCTTCAGTAGAATACTTTACAACTTCTCCTGATGAAAAATCATGATTTGCAATATGAATTGAATCAGTTGATGTGTTGATTCCTATTAAAGAAACTTGACGTTTTTTATTCTGATATCCAATTCCCGAACTTTCAACTGATATAGAAGCTAAAATAGACTTCTTATTTACAGACTCTAGTGAATGATTTCCTACTCCATAATCACTTAGAGTTATTGTGTTTATTCCAGAAACAGCATCTCCAAAAGTTTTATGTAACTTTACGGATGTTGAAGATGCTACTGAAACATAGTAAGTTGAATTTGTTGTTAATCCACTTACAGATTTCTGTCCGAAAGTTTTATAAACTACAGATTCAGCATTTCTAAATTTATGAGAAGTACTAAATCCAATAACAGATAATGTTGCCCCAACAGAAACTTGGGCAGACTTCTCTTCAGTATTAAATAAAACTTCATGAGAGACTAATTTCATATTAGCTCTTGCTTTTGCCCCAGTACCATTCCCTCCTGTTATTTTTACAACAGGAGTATCTAAGTAATCAAATCCTGGATCAATAATTCTTACTTCAACAAGAGATCCTGAAACAGAACAGTTTCCGGTTGCCCCACTTCCAATGGAATCGGATATTACTATTTGTGGGGGATTGATGATATCATAATTATTTCCACCCGACAGTACTTCAATACCTTCAATAGGACCATAGAAAATTTTATCCTTACTCTTATAATTTAATATTTCTACTCCATTTACCAATATACCGGTGAATCCAGGTAGTGTTTTTACAGCAGTCTTTGTTGGTAATGAGGCAGAAACTTCTCTTAAAAGTTTTTGTGAATTTAAAGATTTATTATAAAATTCATATGGTTCTATTCTATTATTTGTTACAGTAGTTTGATTTACTACGCTTACAAATTTTTCGTTTAAAATATCAGATTTACTCTTAGCAAATTTTACATTATTAGCATCAATTCTTTTAATAAAATATATCCCTTCCCCTTCATCAAATAGAGAACTCGCCACTACAGTTGAGGTTGAGGAGTTTCCATCAGCATCTACAGAAGTTACCGTAGATTCTTCTGGTGTATAGTAAACAGAGTCTCCAGTGTAAAACCCGTGATCTTCTAAAGAAGTTAATTGTATGGTTTCTCCTTGATAGGTTCCCGAGAAAGTTACAGAACGATTTGTAACTTTAAGTTGTTGATTAACATAACTTGGTATGGATGGAGATGCTACTAGTAGTTTTTCTCCGTCTCTATAAACATTTTGAATGTTTGCTGATAGTAGATTTATATTGGTATAATTATAAGAATCTACTTTTAGAACTTTTCTCCTAACTTTAAGAGCATCCCCATTTAGATCGCCCTGACCATTTATTACTATTGTCTTCTCTGACAAAATATCAATTACATTTGCTTGTCTTGTAGCAACTTCATTCTCAATTATTTCTAACAAATCTCCTATTTGGAAAGAGTGCCTATTGTTAAATGTTACACTATAAGTCTTATCTGAAGAGTCAACCACTTCATAAGATAAGATGTTATAAGTTGCTGCTGTGTTAAAAACCCAATCATTATCTAAAGGAGTATTACCTTGGAATCCAAATGTAGGAATAGTTGCGGTGTCTCCCTTAGCGTAAAAATAGTTTGGAGAATCTATGTTTACACTATTAAGAATGGAATTTATGCGAACTCTAATTTCTTCTCCGGAGGCAGTTGTGGCTACAGCATATGTGTTGATACCGACAATAGAATTATCTAAAATATCAGATGTTATATTAGAGCATCCAAGAAACTGATTTATTGTCTTAGAATCGTAAGATACAACTCCGGTAGTTCCATCAAAGAATTGAACATAAACCTCTCCTTGAGTTGAAAATCCTACAGTAGAATCTACATCTATTGATGTGGAACCTGCTAAAGTTTTTCCAATCGAACGTGTTTTTGAGTGAACAGAAAACTTTCCGTAAATTGCCCCATCAAAAGCTGGGTCCCTATTGTATCCACCATCAATTTTTAATTTATAAAATACTCTATTATCATCGGAAGTTATTGTCTCTATTTCAGATACAGTTCCATAAGATTTTGTTAAATCTAGATATTCGTTCTGGAACAAAGTAAGATTTGATATCTCTTCAATTGGACCAGAAATTAATTCGACAACTAGATCATTAGTTACTTTGTATTGAGCATCCGATGGTCTAAAGAGTAAATCTTTTGGTCTTATAATCTTTACATCTTCTCCATATAAAGCCTTGAATAAAATTTCAAAAGATCTATCAGTTCCTTTACTTCTATAAAAATCTTTTATCTGTTTTAGTAATAGAGATTCATTGACTTTATCAACAAAACTTCTATTTTCAAACCCAGGTGCGATTTGATACTTAGTTTTAATTAAAAATTCTTGTAGGAAAAGGCTACTGAGATTAAAGATTTCTGTCCCTTCTTTGTGGGATGCTGCATTGGACTCCTTAAAAATAAGTTCATCACTCGATTTTAATTTATAAGTAGCCGCTATTCCTACATTGGTATTTTTATAGGCTACAATTCCACTAAATCCTCTGTAGCAATTAATAAATGCACTGTCAGTTTTGCTTTCATATACAATAAGTTCATTGTCAATGGAAATCAAACCATACTTTTCAGGAAATCCTTTAGTTCCAGTTTCAGAATCCAAAAGACTAATAGTTATATTTTCGTCAAATTCACTTATATCAGATCCAAGAACTGTTGAATTTTTTAACTCAGTTATAGAATCAACTTTTACATACTTGTCAATATTTTGAAGTAAATCAATAGGTGCTCCTTGAAATTCCTGAGCAAGATAATATTGAGATAAAAATTCTCCAACAAGAGGAAAATCCTCTTTGATGTATTGGGGAATTTGATTCTTTACAACGTCTTTAATTTGAATTCTTTTTTCTGACATGTTATTACAATCTTACTAGGTTCCCGTTACTGTAGCTTGAAGAGACAATGTATTTGGATGCTGCTGGATCTAATCCAGAAGCAATTTCATCAACAACCATTTCAAAATTACTGCTATTAATATCTAGTTGTAAATAAAGATCCTGTTTTCCAATAACATCATTTGATCTAGGTACAACAGAAATTTCAATAGTTGGTTGGCCATCTTTGATTTTTCCAGATTGAATGTTTATTGGATTTAAAGTTATTACTCCATTTTTATAATCTATTGTTCCAGCATTTCTTCTTAAAATAGTTGAAGTTCTTGAATTTGCTGACCCAACATTAAACAAGAATATAGATCCAGTTTCTCTATTTGTATTTGGAATATCTCCCAAATAAACCGTTTGAGAAATACCTGCTACTTGAAATCCGCTAGACTTAATATTATATCCATCCATACTAGAAATATGGAATTCATTTCCAAATCCAATTTGATATTCAGCAAATGTGTTCAAAAGCACTCTCAAATCTCTTCTCATTTGAATGGTAGTAATGTTTGAAGTAATAGATTCGTGACTATTATCAATCATTGACAAAAACTTACTATACTTAAATCTAGCTCCATATCTATTCAACTCAGTAGATTCTGAATACTTGGTAGCATTAGACTGTACTATACTTGATACAAATGCTGATGATGGTGCCAGATTGGTATTGTAGTAAACCTTAGAGTTAACTTCAACATACAAATATTTTAGGTCTAATATTTCTGGAACTATTCCTGCTACAGCATATTTTTTTAGTTTTAGTTTAATACTTTCTTTTTCTAAATTTGGAAGAAAGTCTCCAAATCTAGGTTTGATGCTTATGAATACTTTTCCATACTGAGGAGGAATCAACTCTTCTCCACCAAATACAGAAATTGCTTCAGTTTCTGGATAAATTTTTGAGGGAATCAAAGTTTCAAAGTCATTTGAAGTTAATGCTCTATTTTGTGAAGCGTAAATTCTTGGAGCATATTTTTTAATCGACTCTACAGATTCAATATTTTCCCCACCTCTAGAAGAAACGCCAGTAGTTAGAAGTGAAATGCCAGATGTTACCGTATATTCGATAGAGTTTCTTGTATATGTCAGTCTTCCAGAAAAATTGAAACTACCAACTCCATTGGCACTGTCTCCATTGGAAGTAATATAATCTACAGTAATAAAATTACCCTCTTCCAACTGTTTTCCAAAAATTCCATCACCAAAAATCAATTCATATCTTTCATCTTCAATTTCTTGAAGAAAATATACATTTGATGTTGAATCAATATCAAACAAACTATCTTGATACGCATACTTCACAGAAGTTGTTGCGTTTTCGTTAGATTTTACCGTTACCGATATAAGTTCTGTATCAATACCGGAGTTTGGTAAAATATATTTTTGATTTGGATTTCTAGACGAATATGTAAAGTTATTGGTTAATAAAACTCCTTCATGTATTTCTAAATCTGTAAAAGTCGCTACTTGATTAAAAACTGGAACCGTTACATCATCAAGGATAGAAAATATAAAAGACTGATTTCCAAAATTTCCAGAGGAAGTAGCAACAATTCCTTTTTTTAAAGTCAGGGAAGCAGGTGCTGGAGTTACATTTGAAACATCTACAAAGAAAGATACTGTAGCAGATGCTGCTTTTCTTGAACGTGGCACATATCCAATATTTCTTGCCAGAGAAACTACATTTTCTCTAATTGTGGCACTATCAATAAAAACTTCATTTGCAACCATGTTGGCATTATATGAAGTAATATAGGTGTTGTATGCCAAAACATCAAGTATTGTTGAAAGATTAGATCCTTCAAAATCATAATCAGTAAAGTTAGGATTAGCTTTTAAATAATCCTTAAGTGTTGTTTTAACCTGGTCAAAGTCCAGATTAGAAAAGTTTACTAGTGGCATTTTACCTAGTTGGTTGCAAAACGAATTGTAATTGTTGTGTTGGAACGTCTATTCCTACTATTCTATACTGAATTATTGCATCAAAGGAGTTGTTGTCATAGTCTGGATTTACAATAACATCAATCAATTCAACTCTTGGTTCATAATTTACAATAGAAGACGCTATTTCATCTCTAATATTGGATGCTGCAATCTCATCAATGTTCTCAAAAAGTATTTTTGAGACTCTGGAACCAAAGTTTGGATTAAAAAACTTTTCACCAGGAAGGGTAAATACAATATTTCGGATAGAACGAGAAATAGCACTCTCATTTTTGAGTGCTATCAAGTCACTGTTCAGAGGATTGCTCTGAAAAGTCATACTAATATCCTTAAAACCTTGACTTACCCTTTCTAGAGGCATTGAATATTATAATTCTATCTTATTTATTCGTGATTTTTTGATTCATAAAGTGGTTCTGTACCATATTCCCAGTCATCATAGTCATCATCATTACGAATTAATTCATGAATTTCGTTTTGAACCTTGAAATCGTGTTTTTTGGGGGTTAAATCGTCATTAGCGATCTCCCTTAACATCTTTTCTTCCATTTTTTTGCTCCTGATTGGTTAAATCAGAACTTTTTACGGGGTTACTATCCCGTGAATCAATGAAAAATCCTTTTCTCAAGTAGTCTTTGTCTTCTACGAAAGTAAAATTTTCAATTTTTTGAGGTCTGTCACCTTTCCATACAGGAATTGCGATATTATTTCCATATCTGAAGTCGGGATTTCTTCTAAAATGTACCTCTATGAGTTTATTCCCTATAAATTCACAATTTATCCACTCATAATTGCCCTTTAAATCCTTTAGAATGTTAGGAAATTTTACTTCATGGTTAATTTTAGTCCACTTTTTCCACTTGTAAAGAGGTTCATCATCATCTCTTTCACCCAAAACAACCAATTCTGATTTTTGATACTGAAAATCAACACTATAGTGAATTCCTGTAAATAGTTCACACCAAAATTCAGATGGATGAAAGTGATCTGTACTATATTGTATTCTTTCTATACGAGAAAATCGTCCCATTCCAAGTAAATTAATACTTGGTCGAACGATATAATCCCCTAAAAATGGAACAGGGCACCCTGCTGGTCCGCAGAGATGCCCTAGACGATGATTTAAGAATAGTTTATTATATACCCACATATCTTCTGGATGAATTGCATTCCATTCATCAGATACTTCTAAGTGGTACATATATTCATATGTTAGTTAATACTATTTACCTTGTCCGCGATATTTTTTCTTACGACCATTACGAGAGGTCGCACTGAGTAGTGTACGAGGAGAACGTCCTTGACGAGTCTTCTTCGGTGCTCCAGGTTCAAAAATAGTCTTATTCGATCCGCCGCCTTTAGCCATTTACAATTTCCTCCAGTTCAATAAAGTTAGGGTCAATATCATCTCCCGAGAAAAACTTTTCTGAGAGATCTTGTAGAACCTCACTACACTCTTCAGGAGTGAGGTCCATATAAATCTTACGTCCTTTATAAAGTACGTTATAGTTCATCAGATAATGCGAGTTTTTTCATGTCCAACACGAATACGAGGATCACACCAGATATCAAATCCAGCTTCCTTAGCATCAAGACAGAATGAAACATCTTCTCCACACATGTCCTGAACATTACCTGATTCAAAGACTTGCATCTTTGGAGCAAACCAAGGATACTCAAGATTCTCAAAAACACCTTTCTTAATGAGAACCCAACCAAAACCTGTGTAGTCTACAGTGAATGGCTTACGACGCTTGCTGATTGATTCCACAGTTTCGTGATTCATAACTCCACCATTCTTGCGGAAATCATCTTCTTCCAACCAGTGTGCGACAGAGGTTGTGTGTCCATCTTCTGTGGCATACCAACCAGCAACAACTTCTTTCTCTTCTCCTTCTTCATTCAGAGCAAGATCACAGAGTTGCCAGAACTTGTTAGTGTCAAAGACAATATCCGAGTCAATCCAAAGTTGATAATCATATTGTAGTTTACCATCCCAAGGAATTTGTTTCGGACCACGAAGAACATTGGCACCAAGACACTTACAACGTGCAAAGTTTACCATTGATGAATAATCTTGTGAAATCTGAATACTCATCTGATTCTGTACCATATCAAAGCACAGTTGTACAAAGTTCTTCAGAAAAATAAAAGAGCATCCACGTCCAGGTAGACAGAATACAATACTCTTCCCTCGCATCCTTTCTTTAATCGCATCAATATCCCAATCTTCTTTGGGTGTTGGTGCTGCTGCTTTTACAGTAAATCCTTTTGCCATAAAGTTTAGTAACCTTCAAACTCAATTTTAACAGTCTATATATGCCTTGTCAATATGACGGAGATCCAGGTGGTTCTGCTGATTTGTCCCCTTTGTGTCCACCAATACCTACAGTAATTTCTGTGAAATTTAAATCATCCATCTCATAATCAGTCTTCATAAGACCAACCATATTCTTCAAGGTGTTCCAAGTTCTCTCAAACTCTTCTTCCTTGAGAGAATGATATAAACATCTATCCTTTGCATATATGTGGTAAACCTTTTCCATATGAAAAATATTTTCGGAATTTTTTATAATAAAACTTAATTTACTACCGCATTATATATCAGTACTATCAAAAACCCTAGGGGGACTAATACCATTCTACCCATTGTCTTTGGATATCTGATTATCCAACCTGCGAGTACCACTCTCCAAAAATTCCAATAAGGTCCTCTGCGGGGGGTTTTGAGACTGATCATACTTCCGGAAAAATTTTATAAGATTGATATATCGTTCGCGTTTTGTCACCTCTGTAGGTTAGGGTAGTTAGCGATTTTAAAACCGCCCGCCCCCATCACGCCGCCGCGACGCTATAAACAATCGGCGGCAAAACACTGCCGATAAGTGTCACTGAGACATCATAACATAAGTGCCCCTCAGTGTCAACCAAGGGGCACACAGTTAGTATCAGAACTCGATGCTATCTGCGGTTGGTTCAGCATAAGCAACTGCCTGCTGATTGTCCTCAGTGAGAGTATCAAGGATGGACAG